TTTTCAGCAAGCCTCTATCGCAATGGGGGTTGTCCCAATGCAGGTCGCTGACAAGTAAGAACTCCTGCCCCGATTGGCAGGTTACTTCGTGGATGTTTCGGGTGTGCTTGGTGGCTGGTAGGATCATACGAGGTTTTTAAGTTTGGCATTCTCGGCTTGGAGGGAGTGGATGGTGTGTTCCATTTCCTCAAGTCGCTGACGCAAACTTACGACCTCATTACGAAGTTGTGTTAATTCCTTGTTTTGTGACTCGCTGGTAGCCTGCCACATAGCGAGGACCGCTTGGGCCTGACGAACTTGCAGGGAGTCCGATTCGACACGGCCCTTGGTAAACCAAGCGACCGCTCCACCGACGATTGCTGCAACGCTCCCGACGATGGTGGTTTCGATTAGGTTCATTCCTTAACCTTTGTCTTATCCAAGGCCATCCAACCTACTGAAAGCAAGGTCAATACGGAACCTATAATTTCGGTAAGGGTCGCTGCATCAATGATGCCTTTGGCGACGAGTGTGCCACCGATGAAGGTTAACAGGTGGCGAAGTAGTGCGATGACTGCTGATTTCATAAAAGGGAGTTTTGGGGTTTCGGGGTTGCGTTTGCGGAATAATCTCATAGTGATTTGTGTTGTTCGTAGTCGGCTGCGTACTGCTCGTCCCATCCGAGGAAGGAGTGAACTCCGCAGGGTTCGGGCCAAGTTTCGTACTGGGTCGCTTCTTTAGGTGCGTCGCCCTCCCAAAGAATGTCGTAGCACACAAGGCCGTCCAAGACCCCAAGGTCCACCGCAGCGGTCGTGCCTGTGCATAGAGCCAGCACCTTGTCAGCGTCGGCCTGCTTGGGGAATGCGTACTTGCGGAAGGTAGCCATTACAATGTGGTGAGCGACTGGAGTTCAGCGTTCGTGAGCCTTGTGGTGTAGAGGGCAGCGGCACGGACTCTTACCGATTGGTCCAAAGTGAAGTTAACACTTGGAACAACAGAGGCCCTTGTAATTGCAACCGAAGGCATCGTTATTGTGCTTGTGTCAACTTGTGTTGTTGTTCCGTTTAATGATATAGCAAAGTCGCCATTTTTATATGAAACCGCAATCTTATTTATACCAACAGGATATGCTCCCGTTCTTTGAAAAATAAGAGCATTTGTTGAGTTTTGTCTAACCCTTAACTCAATTACGCTTGAAGACCTTATGGTAAGATAAAATCCATTTGCGCTGCTACCTGAATCAAGGCCGATTATGTCTGCGTTCCTATTGTTGAACTGAATATCCACCTCCGCATAAATCGTCCCCTCGGTCTGCCCGATGCATCCGCTGACTGCGCCTGATAGGGTTATCACGTCTGCGTTGCGGCTTCCTGTACCTGCGGTGGTGGCGATGGGCGATGTAGCAACAGGGCCGACCTCGCCTTGGGTAAAGTCAACCTCAATGACATCGCCACTTACTGCCATCCGAATACCAACGGAGCCATTTAAAACAGTTTGGGCAGCACAGGCGACTTGAGTGTATCCGCTTGTAATTGTAACGGTTGTCCAGTTAGTTCCACCATTGGTTGTTAATTGGATAGCCCCCGTACCCGTTACCCTGCGAATGTAGGCCGAGAAAACACGGCTCTGCGATACATTAACTAATGCTTGGAGGACCGTTCCGCTTACAGCCGTTGCGGTTAGCGTTGTGGCTCCTGAAGCCGTGCCGTCTGCCCCTACTGCATTTTTTGCAGCCGTTATGCTTGTCTTTACCCAAACGACGTTGCTTAAATCCCTGCTATGCAAAGCCAAGTTGGTCGCAGCAGCCTCCACGAGCAACGCAGGGCAGCCACCGCCAAGAGGATAGTCCAACCTTGGAATACCACTTGCAACGCTCTCCACAAGACCACTCGCATTCACACGGGTCGCAGTCGTCGCACGGGTAACATTGAAGTCGCCCGATGCTCCCAAGACCACACCGCCCGAAGTCGTAGCGACTGGGGTGTAGAGTTTGCCTGTTTTGAATCGTGCAGGTACTAAAATCAGCGATGGTGTCGGCATTGTTAGAAGTTGAAGATTGCAGCGAATCGGACGAACAGGCAGCCATTAACGGCAGCCTCGGCAGCGATTGCACCGTCAGTCGTAGCCCTTGCGTTAAACAAGGCCCACACCCCAGCAGCGACTCCGCCTTGGAGCATATTGGTCGGGTAGCCGTAGCCGTAGCCTATCAGCATCTTAGAGGAAGGTGTAACCGATGACTGAACCTGCGGATGGAGTGACGGCCGTAATCTTACCTCCGTTGCGACCGCTTATCACGATACCAGCGGAAACTGATTTGCCACTAAGAGCGTAAGCGGTTAGCAGGTTCTCGCTTCCAGTTCCAGTAAGGGTTGTGAATGTGGCTGCGGTGTTGACTACAAGGAAGTCGTAGTTTTTGCCTGTAACGGCAGCGTCAACGAATTCCATCGTACCGCCCTGTCCGAGCATTTGTTGCAATATGGGTGTAGGCATTTTTTAGCGTTTAATTGTAAATGTCTTTTAACTTGGAATTTCACAAACTGAATGACCATAGGGGATTTCAAAGGTCATCGTCGCCTGCCACCCTGCCGTGCGGTCATCCCGGCTCTCTACGAACCTTGTAAGCGATACGTTGGATGAGAGGGTCCAGTCCTCATTCGGGTCGTTTGTGAGCGACGATATGAAGTCCTGTGCGATTTGCAGTTGGTCGCTTAGGACCTCATCCTCGTTGTCCTGCCAACCCAGCGTAGGGCTGCCCGAAACCACTCCGCCCATCGGTTTAATGGACTCAACTCTATCACTAAAATATACCCCAACCACCAAGTCCAAAGTACCAGCGTCAGTATTTGCAGACTGAACGTCCGCAAAAACGAGCGGATAGACGATTCGCTCACGGCTTGGGGTTCGCAGGTTGATGGTGTTGTCCGTTCCTATCGCCAACGGGTCCCCTGTTCCGAACGAGTTTACTTGCGGATGGTTGTTGGCAAGGTCCAGCAGGGCTTGCTTGATTTTTATCCAAGACATAGTTTTGCAGTTTCAGTATGTTCTTCTTGTGTGCGCCCATCGTTAGCAGTCATTACACGCCCCGAATTGACCGTAAGGGTAGGGGTAGTCAAGGTTGCTAATTCCCATCCTCCTGTTGCGGTCCAAGACCATCCCGGTGCGGTAGTTGGTAGCGTTCGGGTAAATCGTATCCAAAGCCGATGGAGGCGAGTTCCAGAGCGGATAGGAGTTGCGGTTCTCCATCAGGTAGCGAGTAATCCGCTCGGAGTACCACTCCGCATCGTTCTTCACTTTGTCGGTCAGCCGGGTAATCTCTTCCATGCTCATTTGGGAGGACTCTTCGCTTGTTCTGCGAACCATGCCCTTGTTCATGTATTTAAAGGCCAACACCATGGGCAGTTCGTAGTAAAGCCATTGAATCATTGCAGGTTGGATGTAGTCCTCCAGCAGCGTTTGGTTGAGTGCAGACGTTGAACCGCTGACCACTTGGCTGACGAGTTCCCCGTACAACGGAGAGCCAACGATGGGCTGAATCCGCATCTCCTGCACCTTGACAACCGTTGGACGGATTTGGGTGTAGGATACGTTCTCGTTGATGATGCTATTGTCCAGTAGCGTTTCTTCGCTTATGAATAGTGCCTTCATGCCTTGCTGATTTTATTGCCTTTACGGATAACGAGTTGCTGCTCCCATACATGGCGACATTGCGGTCTATTCACTCCGCTGGGCGTGTGATACCAACCGCCTCTGCGATTCCAAACGGAATATCCCATGATTGCAGAAATCCCGTCGATGTCCTCCCTTGTGTAAACCTTGCCCTGCCCGGCCAAGTCAAGCATCACTTTGCAGAACTCACGACTGGAGCCTTTGTCTTTGTTGCTGAAACCCGTGGCCCATGCATACTTGTAACGCACTTCCAAGACTGGCTCTGCGACTTCCTTCACATTCTTGGGAAGGTTCTGCTCGGCTATCTTGTCCACGGCCCGGCTGATAGGGTAGCGGTCCTTGGTAATCAAGTAGGCGACACGCTTGGCGACCTTCGCCTTGCTCACTCCGAACTCCTTTGCCATTTCTTCAACCGATGCGTCCCGGTTCTTCTTGCGATACGCCTCAATCTTCAGGTCCAACTCTTTCTCTTCTTCGCCCAGTTCAGCAAAGGCCTGTCGCACTTGGTCGTCTAAATCGGTGTCAAACCGCATCGGCTTGGAGTGCATGACATGGTAATCGTCTGCATGGCTCCCAAACTTGCTTGCAACTACTTCCAAGACCTTGAACTCTTCGTCGCCCCATCCGTAGTCCTCATCGTCATCTTGGCCCCATTGAGGCTCGCTGAACTCTTGGGACTGCACTCCGAGCATCGTGTCAATCTCTTGGGCTGATAGACCGAAGCCAGCCGAGAGCATGGTCCGAGCCATTTCAAGAGTGATTTTGTCCTGCATATACTGACGCACGATTCGCATCAGGTTTTGGTACTCCCTGCCCGATAGTTTCTTGATGTTGTCGTTCGATGCCAAGCCTTGCGGTGCAGTAGGTTCAGGGCTGACCTCTACGGCTGCCGTTTCCCCTGCAAGACCCGAACCCTCTGCCTTTGCAGGCAAGGACACCAAGGCCCTGATTTCGTTTGCTGACATAGATTCCAAGACCTTGTTGGCAACCAACGGAGAGAGCGAATTGATAGCCGTGATAACGTCTTGGACGCTTGATTCGGTCTTGATTTCAATCGGTGGCAAACCCGCTTTTTCTCGCAGTTCTGCTGGGGTCATGGCTTGAAGGAGAGCCTGTTCGCTCAACTGCTCCGTGATGGGGTTGGTAGGAATTAACTCCATCCCTTCCACGCCATTAAATGAACCGAGGTAGTTTATCATCCGCTCCACTTTGCGGACCCGGTCGTTGACGTAGGTCGCCTTGAATAACTCGTAGGCCTCTACTAATTCAGTCCTTCCTCCGAGTTGGCCCTCGGTTTTGACACCGAATAACGCTGGATTCGTTACACGGTGTGCGATAAAGATTTCTTGTTGAATGGCCTTGTTCAGTATCTCGAACTGCTTATCCATGTCGCTCGGAGTGAGCGGTTCCAGCGTCGGAGCCTTGGCTGCGTCGTCGTTGAAGGTAACCACGAAGCGACCAGCGTTGTCCGTTCCTGAAAACTTACGCTTGATTTGACGCTCGATGTCGCCCTGTTCTTCGGGGGTCGGGATGCCGTTGTTGAAATTAATCAAGTAACCGCCCCAAAAGTTGTTGCGCAGATTGTTGTTGTGGAAGTTCGCCACCTGCACGTCTGCCTCAATCCAAGCGTTCCCCCCGATGTATTCGGGCAAAGGATAGTGCTTCACGCCAGCAGCGTACACCCGATAGTAGAACAACTGCTTACCGAGGCGGTTCTCCGGGTCGAATGCAGGGATTTTCTCGATGTCCCCGACTTTGGGGAAGAGTTGCATCATGTCATCGTTGTACCAATCGGCCACCTGAAACATCTTCTCCTCCTTGTCAACACGGATTTTCTCGAACGGGACGTGTTCCATCTTCGCAATCGTGCCAAGTTTGGACCAAGTAACTGCGACCGCAAATCCGTTAAATAACTCCAAGTCAAGGACCAATTTCTCCGTGATATCGTTTAAGTCCTCCGTGCTGGAAAGTCCGTCGAAGAACTTGATGAATCGAGCCTCTTGCTCTACGGTCAGGTTGTCGCCTGCCTGCCACCCTCCGCCCATGATGTAGTTCACCTTGCCGTTGACAATAGCGTTGTGCTTGCTGCTCCTGCGATAGTTGTCAAGCAGGTAGTAGGGGTATTCGTTCGCAAAGCCGTAGGTGATGTACTTGCCGGACCTATTCTCCAGCATTACAGGAACCTTATGTTCTATCCCAAGCCATTGGGTGAAGTGTTGAGTAGATTTATTACTCATAGCGTGTGGATGGTAAATGAAAGGGCTGAAATTGCGATACTTGCACCGCTATCGATTGCGTTGACGTAGATGGCAAATTCATCGTTGACCGCACCCGTAACGTAGGCCTCCGTGTAAACCGCATGGCCGTTCGTGTGAGCCGTTGTGATGTCAGTCATTGACTGGTCAATCGTTGTGCCGTTCTTGGCTATGTAAACCTTGACTTGGTGGTTGTTGCCCTGCGCAAAGACCATGGATGCAGCGATGCGAAGGGTTGCCCCTGTTGTGCCTGTGTAGGTTAGCGAGTTGGTAGTTCGTGAGAAATTGTAGGTTGACAAAACGCCTGATTTCATCGCACTTGTCAACTTGACCCTTTGCCCCTGCGTCGGGGTGAAAGCCGTATCGGTATCGAGGTAAAGGTTCGCAAAGCCTCGCTCTCGGTCAAGCGTGGCGGTGTCTGCAAGGTCGTCAAATAGACCGCCCACACGGGATGCGGTGTTCGCCCCGGCAGCGGTTTCGTTGGTAATGGTAGCAGCACTCGTTTGGAGTTGCGTTCTCGTTTGTACGCTCATGCGAAGGATTGGTCAAAGGTTGAATCGAAAACCCTCACGCTGGATGCGAGATAGGTGTTGTAAGTAATTGAATTGGCGTAGGTGTTGAAGCCTATCGTTGCGGTTTGTAGAAAAGCCAAGCCCGTTTCAACGACCGCCAAAGCAGCGGCAACCGTGCTATTGGTATCGTAAACCTCATACTTATACGAGCCTGTTTCAAGCGACCCCACGGCAATCGAAAATTGGTCATAGCGGTTGGTATAGTTGGAAAGGTTGGCAGATTTCAGCAGGGTGAAATCGGTCGTGGTGTTCTTGGCAATGCTCGTGAGTCGCAAGATGTAGCGGTCCCCCGTGCTGGCTCGCTCGGTCCAAGTAACCGTCAGGGTGTTGGTCGTGTCAGGGTTCAGGTAAAGCATCTGCTTGTAAATGTGCGATGCCCCCGAATTTCACAATTTGCGCCCAATCTGCCTGTATAGTTCGGCCCGCTTCTTGGCGGTTTCAGCCACGTTGAACTGCTTTTTAATGTCAGCCGTGAGGTTATCAGCCAAGGCTTTGCGAAGGTCGGGGTCAAGAATCAACTGCTTGATGTACTTGTACCAGTCCTTGGGTTTGTTGTAAGGCACGAGAAACCCGTTCTCTCCGTGTCGGATGACATCGGTGTAAGGGATGGTTTCGGATGCGATGATGGCCTTGTTCATCCACCCTGCCTCGACCACCTTCAACTCGGACTTGAGTTTGTTAAACTTGGTATCTCGGAGCGGTGCAAGGGTTACGTTCACGAAGTTGTAGCCCCCGACGTAGGAGTAAATATCCGCTGCCTGAATGCGTCCGTAGTTCGGGTTGTTCCCTTGGTCGCTGATTATCTTCTCGTAGCCTTCATAAACAGGATTATTGTCGTTCCAACCTCCAAGGTAGAGGCGATACTTGCCGTCAAGGTTTGCGTCCCAGCGTAGTTTCTGCATCCCTTCTCGTAGCAGTTCCATGTCCTCGCCATGCTGCGCACCACCGAACCAACCGAACTTGACGAGGTGCTTGTCGGGTTCTTCTTCGGGGTTGGGAATAAATTGCTGATACGCTTCGTAAGGCTCATTCTGCAATATGCTCACATTCGCATTTAGAGGCCGTATGCGAGCAGCAAGATGCTCGGTGGTACAAGTTACCCAATCAGCCAATTTGATGTGCTTACGGATGACCTCTGCGAGTTTGGTTTGGTGATAGTGGCGGTACATGATGTGGCCCGATTCCAGCACCCAATAATCGTCCAAGTCAAGGATGACTTTCGCTCCGTATTGGGTCAGGGCTTTGTAAACATTTTCGACTTGCTCCATTGTCCCCTGACACCAAAGCCGGCTGAACAGGAACAGGTCAATGGACTTCAATCCCTCGTCGCTGATGGTCGTGATGTTCTCCACGCACACATAGTCGAACTCCGGGTAGTTGTCGCCAAGGTAAGCGTTCGGCATTTCGAGGCGGTAGTAACTGCACCCGGTTGGATGGGCGTTGTAAACGATACAAATCTTCATGGCCGTAAAAATAAGAAGGGCAGCCATTGCTGACTGCCCCTCTCAAACCTCAGTGATGAAAACCTGATGCGAAGATACTACGAACCGAGTATCTGCGTAGTCGATGGTGTAAAGACTGTTGACTCGATTAGGAACATCGGGTTAGGCTCCATCCCGGAAAGCGTTATTTCATAGCCGTTTCGGTCGCCAAAGGCAGTACCACTTCCAGCGGTTCCAGCGGTTGCCTCAAGGCCATTTATAGCACCCAGCAACCAGTAACGACTGTTGTTGTCTTGAACGATGACGATGACTTTACTACGAGCGAGCAAACGGAGTTCATTGCGGACTGCGACTTGCATTTTGTTGATGGTGAAGGTTACTTCGGGGGTGTAGAAGATTGTGCCATTCTCCATGCTTGCGTTCAAAGTTTCGGTCATGGATGACGTGGCTTTGGTCAAGTCGTATTCAAAAAAACCGCTTGCATTGTACCCGGTGAACCCCGTAACCGCACCTGAA